TTAGTAAACCATGGAGTTAAATTGATACACTCTTCAATATATTTCCACAGTGTACATTCAACTAACTCTTCTTTAGTCCACTCGCTATAAAGATTTACTTGAGAATAATCATGATATGCATGATCTTGCCAACCTAAGGACAGTTTTGACTTTAGACTGAAGTATAAAATTTCACTTCGGTTGTTATAGGGAACTGCATCATCATAAACGGTAAGGTTCATCAGATGCCCAATAATTTACGTTGGCGTTCAAAATATCCTCGAAGAATCCAAGAACTACTATTCATTTTATCATCTCCCCCTACCCCAAATTCAAATTGGACTCGGGGATTATCTCCATACATATCAAGTTCTGGTGTATTTCCAGATCCACGATCACCACCGTTGCAAAATACAACAGTCTCTGCAATCTCTAGACACTTAGCAATTGCTCCACATGCAGATCCAACTTCATCATCTGGCACAGTAACTACTGCATCAACCATGTTGAGATGACGTACAATTTCTGCACGTTCAACCCAAGATAAAAAGTATTGACCTTTCTTTGCAGTTAACCATTCATTAGTATTCAGTCCCACTACAAGATAGTCAGAAAAATCTTTCGCTCTCTTGAAGTAAGATATATGTCCACTATGAATAGGATCAAATCCTCCTGTAACCAGACTCACTTTTTCAAAAAACATTAGATAACAAAACCAAACTTCTCTCTAGCAATTTTTTTATATGGACCGCCAGGATTCTCCTCGCGGATTTGCTTGATAGTATTTAGTTTCTGATAAAGAGCTGCATCACCACCCAAACGCAGGGCGCTAACGATGGTATTCAATTCTTTATCGTTGATAGGAAGATCCATATTTTTTGTGTTGGTGAGATAATTATACAAGAATTGGTTCGCTTTTGCAAACAGATTATTTAGTCTCGATACGAATGTTGAATGCGATTGTCATTCTGGGTTCAAGACATTTGTGAGTGGACACGTAATGTTGTAGAGTGCAAGGAAAAATTATCAATTGATTGTTCTTAGGTTGATAAGCCCATTGTTCATAATAAAAAGATTGCTCTTCAGTTTTTCTATAAAGTTGTTTATCTATGAAGTAAAGATTTTGACTGGATGGATTCATAAAAATCAAATCAGTTTCTTCACATCCATCTAAGAAAATAACACCTGCAAATTCATTTCTTCTTTCAATAGAACCTAAGTGTGTATGCAGTTCTTGACCAGTATTTTGTTCATAAAAATTCCACCAGAAGGCATGAATTTCATATGAATGTTCTGTCAGTCCCAGTTCTATGGTAAATTTTTCATATTCTTCTCCAATTTCATCAAGTGGATAATTAATATTATGTTTTTGATGAATAGAAGTCTTGCAAGAACAATTAACCCCAGGATTTTGATAATCATTTAAAATATCTAAATGTATATCTCCAACCAATTTTTGATAAGTCCTATCCGATAAAAAATTATCACATACCCAGAAAGGAACTCCAAATAAATTTTTCATTCTCTAAGTTCGATATTGAAACTAATAGTAATTCTAGGCGTATCGAATCTATGTGCAGGAACATAGTGTGACAGATATGATGGAAAAAATATAATTTGATTGTCTCTTGGTTCATGAACATACTTACTCATAACATAAGAATGTTCTGGAATATTTTTATGAATTTTAGCAACAGGATGGTGTGTATCATAACTATGATAGTTTAACCAATTTTGAGATGGATTGGAAAAAACTATTCTTGTATTATCAGTTCCTTTTAAAAAATATACACCACTGAACATACAGTTCGGTGTACCCAAGTGTGTATGCGGTTCTTGATTTTGACCTTTAGTGTAAAAGTTATACCAAGGACGTATCAACTCATATTGATGTTCCGAAAGATATAACTGTGATGAGAATTCTTCATATGCTTCTTTAAAAGAAAACATAGGATAAGTCACACTATCATCTCTTTGAGCAGAAGTGTTTACCAAACAGTCCCACTGTGAATTTACATATCCTTCGTTCTTTGAAATATCTTCTAGTATTTGATTATGAAGATCTTTAACTACATTTTCAGACAAAAAATTATCTATACCAAAAAATGGAGTTGGGAATAAAAAATTCATGCGAAGAATGATTCCAAACTTACTTTCTTTTCTACAGACCAACCAATAGCATTGAGAATAATCTTCATCGGTTCTACAAAAGATTTGTTGAACTGTGCATCGTAATCAATATACTTTTCAAGATCTAGTTCTTTCGGAAACTCTTGAATGAAGGAGAAAACATTCTCTTGAATAGTATTAGGTGTTTTCAAATAACAGAACTTGATCTTTTCACCACTCTGAATTGCTGCATACTTCTTATCAAGTCCAGCTTTCTTAGTATAGTGATTGTAGAGGATTGCACCACGAACATGAATAGGACAACCTTTGTTATACATGTCAGTCCGAGATTCCCACTTCTTAATTTCAGACACACTACGAGGGAATGCGATTTCATCAGGACGAAGATTCCTGAACTCTTTGCGAGCATTCTCGATGAAGTCAATGACATCATCCTCTTCTTTTGTCATGATGATCTCAAGTGCATCTTTAATGTATTGACGACAAGGTGCAGGGGTTGAGGTTTTGATTGCCTCAATACCCATCATCTTCAGTTTGGGTTTCTCATAACGAACACCTTCACTGTCCCACACACGAAGGATATAACGTTTCTTACCAGTCCAAATACCACGTTCCGCGATGTTCTCGCGTTTCATCACCATTTTGTTTTCGTAGGCGTTGAGGTAGTCCGCCAACTCTTCGTAAGAACTTTCAATATACTTTTCAAGTTCCAGGTGACTGACCTTATCAAGGAAATTGACAATCTCTTCAGTAGACGCCTCTCTCCCTTTGAATACAGCGTCAACAAAAGGACCCATATTAAGATAAATGGAATCGGTATCAATAGCAATGACATAATCTACTCCATCAGATTTCAAAACTTTGTTCAGGTAACTATTCATCTTCTCTTCGATCCACTGAATCGATACCTGTCCCGATAAAGTGATCGCCTCTGCATTTGCAAGTTTGTAGTATCGGAAATACTCATTACCAATCGCACCATAAGCAGAGTTCAGTGCAATCTTTTTAGCCATCTGAATATTGTCACAACGTGAAATCTCCTTTTCCAATGCTTTGGTAGGAGTCTTCTCATAGGCTTTCTTCGCCTCGATCATCTTCTTCTTGAAGATAACACGTTCACTATACATCTTCTCCATAAGTTCTGGTAGGAACCCACGGACATCCTTGCGATACATTGCACCATTAGCACAAACCGCACTGTCTTTATACATCTCAAAGGTAAGTTCTTTCTTCAGAACTTTATCGACAGTCACACTGGGGTGACGTTGTTCAATCAAAGTCTCTGGTGAGATGTTGTACTGCATAATCAGGTGAGGGTACAGTGAGTTAAGGTCAAAGTTGACTACCCACTCGTATGCACCTGGGATGGGTTCTTTTACAAACGCACCCGCATACTTCTCACTCTTACTATTGCGTTCCTTCTGAGGAATGACAATATTCTTCTTAAGAAGATAGTTGTAGATGATAGCGTCCCAGGTTCGTACCTGGTATGCAATATCATTGAAGTTCACCTTAGCGTCAAACGCACGGGTGAAACACAAGTCAATCAGACGCAGTTTATCCTCAAGACGGTCAACCAGTTCCACGTCAACGATGTTGTATTCAACGAACTTCTGCCAATCGTTTGTATAGAACTCTCGGAAGGTATCATATTCAGAGTGATCCAGTTTGTTCTGACCCAACTCCATGAAGGCGATATGATCCAATCGATAACTCTCTTGGTTTGGGGTTGCAGGAGACTTCTTATACAGGTCCAGGTAGTCCAGAATAGACACACCCGCAATCTCTGTACTGAGTTGTTTCCGACCCATGATCGTGACCTCTTTGACACGCACCACATTCCACGGAGAGAGACGTTTGGCGTACTTCTCTCCCATAAGACGGGTAATCCTACCAACCAGGTAGGGCATGTCATACAGTTCGTTGTTCCACCCCGTGACGACCTCTGGGGTGTTATTCTGCCACCAGTCCATGAACTTGGTGATGAGTTCATACTCACCATCACAGTACACAAATCTGACATTCTTCTGATCAACCTTTGCAGGACGAGATCCAAAGGTAGTAATCTGTTTAGTATTATAATCCTGAACTGTAATCAGTAGAAGTTCTTCAGCACAGTTGAATACATCGGGGAATCCACTCTCCGCTGCAACCTCAATATCAATTGTAATAACTTTGATCTTTGAGATATCAAATTTGATTTCGTCCTCAGGATAATTCTGAGCAATATATTGATACACGAATCGGTCATTCCCATAGACCTTAAATCCATTCACATCATTATACTTGTCCAAGAATTCACGACACTCTCGGATAGTACCAGGGCGAATGGGTTCTACATCTTGACCATCAAGGGTTTTATATTTACTCTCTCGTTTCGACGGAACGAAGAACCTAGGTTGGAAGGGTTCGCGTTTCGTGAAGTGTTTGCCGTTTTCATATCCACGGACAAGGATATCATTACCAAGGAGAACAACGCTCGTGTAGAACTTCATTTAGTGAGGGTCAAATAATCATTAAGTAGGTCTTCTTTGGGATCAACCAAAGTCAAGATCTTATCCGATGAAATCATAATGTCATCGGTCTGGTCAGTCAAGTTTTCTAACCAAGGCCGAAGACCATCCACAACATGTGGACGAATCAAACGACAATCTGGTTCACCGAGTTCGGAAATAACTTGACCAATTTTTGAAATAAGGGTTGTTCCGTCAACCAGAACAATTACCTGAATTAAATCATCCATTTAATACCTCAAAGTTATCTACAAGTGTTTCGCCTTCTTCGGGTTCATCACCCATCCTTTCCTGATAGGAATTAAGAACGTCTTCTTTGGGAGTTGTAAATGATACAATCCAATCTGGATTTACTTTAATTTCCTCATCATCCGTCAGAGGCATCCAGGACCAAAATCTTATTGCATACTCTTTTTCAACCTCACCTTCCTCTGCATCAAAATCAACAGATGGAGTTACCAATTCCACACAGAAAGGATCTTTAAAAGCAATAGAAACTACCCTATCATTTTGATCTACTTTTGCTTGAACATCAGCAATGACTGTTTCTCCCGACTTCAGAAGAGCTAATTTAATCGACATAACTACAGTTTACCTCCCACTAGGATACCACAAAAAAAGGAAGGCGTCAAACCTTCCTTGATAATTTATACAGTTGGTGGAGTGAATGTTCTGACCAGTTGCGGTCGGACTAACGCAACCTTATCCCTGTTAACCAAGGCATCAATAGAGGTTTTGTAAGTATCCGTCATAATCCTGGGGAACAATCCAATTCCAATGATGGGAACCAAAAGACAACTAATGATGTAGATCTCTCTAGGTTCTGCATCGACAAGGTTTGTATGATTGACAAGTTCCAAGTTCTCTTTACCAAAGAAGATCTCTCGCAACATGGACAGAAGATAAATCGGAGTCAAGATCACACCGATTGCAGCAAGAACACAAATGAATGCACGGAAAGGAACAGAATACATCGTATCAGTTGCAAATCCAGCAAAGACCATCAGTTCACTTGCGAATCCACTCATGCCTGGCAATGCCAAGGATGCCATGGAACACACAACCCACATTGCAAACATAATCTTCATACTCTTACCAACTCCACCCATTTCAGCGAGTTCGAGAGTATGAGTTCGATCATACGTTGCACCAACCAGGAAGAACAAAGATGCACCGATCAAACCATGACTGACCATCTGGAGCATCGCACCACTCGTTCCGAGAGCACTGTAACTACCGATGCCAATGAGAACAAATCCCATGTGACTGATCGAACTATATGCGATCTTCCGTTTGAGATTCCTTTGTGCAAATGATGTCAATGCAGCATAGATGATGTTGACAACACCAAGAACGATAAGGACTGGAGCAAATACTGAATGTGCATCAGGCAATAGTTGACAGTTGAATCGCAGAAGTGCATATCCACCCATCTTGAGAAGAATACCTGCAAGCAACATGTGGACTGGTGCAGTTGCTTCACCGTGTGCATCAGGTAACCAAGTATGCAAAGGCACAATTGGAAGTTTGACACCAAATGCAATCAAGAATCCCGCATAACACCAGAGTTGGAAGTTCTTTGGGAAACCCTGATTCATCAGGTAAGTATATTCAAAGTTCGGAGCACCATTAGATGCCCAGAATCCCATTGCAAGTCCTGCAATAAGGATGAATAGAGAACTACCTGCGGTGTAAATGATGAACTTAGTCGCGGCATATTGGCGTTTCTTACCACCCCAGATCGCTAACATCAGATACACGGGGACAAGTTCCAACTCCCATGATAGGAAGAATAGAATAAGATCCTGAACTGCAAAGACTGCAATCTGACCACCATCCATCAATAGGAGAAGGAAATAAAACAGTTTGGGTTTGAATCTAAGAGGCCACGCAGCAAGTGCTGCAAGACTCGTAATAAAACTCGTCAGAAGGATCAGAGGCATCGATAGACCGTCAGCACCAACAGACCAGGTTAGACCCAGTTGAGGTAACCAACTAATCCTCTCAGACATCTGTAGACCGCTTACTGAGGGATCATATCCATTCAGATACCCTGCAACGGTAATTAGAAACGTGATTAACGTGATTGATAGTCCATACCACCGAACAACTTTCCCGTCTCCCTTATCAGGTAAAAGCGGGATACCAAGTGCGGCAGCAATTGGAAACAATATTGATAAACTCAACCAAGGCATAATATGGTTTACAAAGTTTCATTGTATATTATAACGCAAAAAAAGAGGGGTTGCAACTGGATTTTGCCAGTTGCTCCCCTGCGGCGACGATATTCGCTAGTATTTATTCAGGATGTATCATGGTAACATTGGCGAGAAAGTTGCCCAACCAAAAAGAGATAGTACCGATCCCAAGACTAGAGTTGAAACGGTTAAGTTCATTTCGTGCGATCTCCATAGTACACAATTATATAGATTATACTGTATCAACATGATACAGTTCTGTATAAATCGGCACAAAAATCTGTCAGAAAATCATAACCAATCTTTTCTCTTGTAGTGGTCTGGCACAACCTTGCCTAGTTTGATACTCAGTAACCCATCTTCAAAGCTGACTGATGCAATCTCCTGATCGTCTGAGATTGTCCATGCTCTCTTAAATGATCTTTGAGCAACTCCACGGTGGATGTACTGATGGTCATTCTTCTTGTCGTCTTTTGTCCCCTCGACAAAAAGTTTACCATATTCTGTGTAAACATTGACTTCATCTTGTTTAAATCCTGCGAGCGCTAATTCTAACACTGTCTCGACATTATTTAACTGTATCACATTATACGGCGGATAATTTTGCGTACTTTCGTGAACTTTAAAGAGTCGGTCAAAGTATTCATCCATTCCGATGCTGTTCTTATTCAATCGTTCTAAGAGCGCAGGAAGGTCTGACGCATTGAAGCGCATTAGGTCTGTCATGTGGTTCTCCTTGATTAAGCGAGTAACGTTGTGTGGACCCCGAAGGCATCCAGTACTATTTAATCAAAAAACGAAAAAAAGAGGTAGGGTGACAACCGTACCTCTTTATATGGGTTTCCGACTTTTGAAGCGACCGCACGAAAGATCGCAATATTATTTATGCTCGTTATAGTGGAAGTTGTAATCAGTCATTCCCATGAAAAGTTTATTTCTCATATACTTGATAAACTCTTGTTCGTCTGCAGGTCTCCTAGGAGAACCTGGCCAGATTTCAAGATAATGGTTTAAGGAATCATGAAGGCTACGAACTGCATTGATATCAAGATCTAATGACATCATCCACCCATCTTCTTCGGGTTCTGGAAAATACAGTTCGTCTTCGTCGTTCATGATGCTGGTTTCTTTTTCTTACCAATATTATATTTGGATTCTAGAATCCAATCATTTTTATCTTTATATGATAACACCTTAATCTGATTTAATGGTGCAACATCTAATACAGAATCTGGACTTAAAATAGTGATCAGTCCCCAATCAGATAGAAGATTAATGATGCGATTCCTACGCTGCACATCATTAACAGTAAGATTAGCATGTTTACCATCCAATGCAAAGAGTTCTTTGAAGTGAACAATGTAATACTTACCCTGTTTATGCAGGATATGGCATGATTGGTAAATCTTTTTTTCTTTACGGGAGGCGACTCCGATACGAGTCAAGGTCTCTCTTACTTTTAGAAAATCGTCTGGTTCGTTTAGAACCACTTCGATCATTTGGTCTTGTGACCAAGAAACCTCAGGTTCAACAAAGGCACTCATCTTTTACCTCCAACATCAAGCTTTTCTTTTATAAATGAGATTTGTTCTTTGGTAAGAATCTTCAGAGCTTGTTGAGCCTTTTCATTACTATAACCATAGTATGATTTTACTGCATCAAGGTCATTAATCTTATCCTTTTTTAGCCACGGAGAAAATCTTTTCCGTTTCCTAACGGTATTTATAAGAAAGTCATATTGGAGACGAGATGGTAGTTGGTGATTGACATTCATCTCATTTGCAAACATAACCGTATCAATAAAACCAGACAGACACTTATTGATAATAAAGGGAGGATATTTCTTTTCCCAGGTGGGATCCTCTTCACTCATAAGATATTCTTTTGTGAAATTGATCGAATTCAAATAGTCTTTCAGTTCGTAGCTCATGATTCAAATACTGCGTTTACACCAACAATAGTTACACCTGGGTTTCTAGCCAAAGCGACTTTTCTTGCCTCTTGATAATCTCGGACAAAATAAGATTCTTTAAATATTGTTCCACCACGATACATCGTTACTTCACATTTCATATTTCTCCCCCCTTTCTTCTGGTGTAGTCCAGAAATAGTCATCACAATCACCAAGTCTTCCCCACTCAACACCATTCTCTACCTGATAGAACTGGGTAGACACTTTGAAGTCTGGCACCTTGGGTTCTTGGGGAGTCATAGAGATATCATAAATGCGACACCTGTTATTTGGATACAATGCATACTGACCATTTTTAAGTTCAATCAGATTGAACGACTTATGTTCATCAGGAAGTTCGCTTGTGGATGCATCAATATTGTCAATATTTTCATGATAATTATCTAAAGTACAAATATATGTACCTTTGATATTTCCAAAATGTCTTGTTCTGACTTCCCACTCCATCGATGCAACAATACTTTTTTCAATAGCGGTTACACCATAATCCATACAGTTCCAAAACTGTAGATTAGGTAGATCTAAATCTGGATCTGGTGTTTCTGGACGAGAAACAAAAGCACTGATGGGGAGTTTATCGTACATAGCTCCATACTCGGGGAGGTATGTCTCAAAGTAAAAAGCACGACCAGGAATACTCTTAGCAGATACCCAAAGACCTTCAACAAACTCACCATGACCACTTTGGTGATCTGTCAGATACTCTTTACGAACCCAAACTTTCTCTGAGGGTAGATTGCATATTAGAGTCATAAATTTCTTAATTATCTAATAATATCTATCTCATCAGGATTTGAATTCCAGGTTTCAACCTTTGTGCGAAGTCTACCTTCGGATTTCAGTTTCTCATATCGGTTGGAGGCTTTCTTCTTCCACCACTTAATCAAGTTCTCGGTATGGAACTTTTCATAATTTTGGCCAGGAGTAAGAGTTTCTT